CAGATCTTAAACTTTGCTACTCCTGCCCGTTTATCCAGTGACGACAATGGGTTTAGAGTTGTTAAAAAAGGTAAGCAACTTAGTGATATGACAACGCATGAAAAAAATGTTGCTAAAAAGCTAGAGGACTTTATCTTTTATACAGGTAAAGATCAATTAGACTGGCGTGATGATTTCCCAACTTTCCTAGCTAAGATTATTTATGATTTTTATGTGTTTGACCAAGTTAATATTGAACGGGTTTATGAAAGTAAAAGATCTAATAAATTAAATCATTTTAACCATGTAGACGCTTCTACGGTTTTAATTGATAAATACCCTACTAGTATTGATAAGCCTAAGTCATTTGTACAGGTGGTTAACAGTAATGCTAGTGACAAGGATAGAATTTATTTTAATAGTAAAGAGTTAGTATTTTCTACTTATTGGAGTCAAGATAAGCCTTATTCTGGTGGGTATGGTTTTTCACCTGTTGAAGCAGGTATGGAACATATTCAGTACCATATTAATGTTGAGCAGTTTAATGCTCGTTTCTTTAGCCAAGGTGGTATGACTCGTGGTCTGTTGCTTTTAGATCCGGGTGATGGTTCTGGTACTTCTCAGTCTAACTTAGACGCATTGAGACGTAATTTAACTCCAGCACAAGGAATCAACGGTTCGTGGAAAATTCCAATTATTCAAGCACATGATGCAAAGTACGTCAACATGACACAATCCTCTAAGGATATGGAATTTATTAATTTTCTTAATTATCTTAATAATATTATTTGTGCTGATTTTAATATCCAACCCGATGAGATTAACTTTCCTAATCGAGGGGGAGCTAATGGTAAGACTGGTGGTAGCACCTTAAATGAGGGTAATACTACTAGAACTAAAATAGACGCTTCTCGTAATAATGGGTTAGAACCTGTTATGAAGTACATTGAACGTCTAATGACTGATAAGATTTTACGATACGTTGACTCCGATTATATGTTTGTCTTTAGCCCAAGTGATCAAGGTAAAGAGAAACAACTACAAGATGAGTTAGCATTAAAACTTAAGAATGGAATGACGATTTCAGAGGCGAGAGCGCTTATGCATTTACCTAAGCTTGACTTACCAGATATTCCGGGTAACTCGGACAACCTTATCCAATGGCTTGCTATTCAAGATAAGATGAATCCAGAGGCTAATGTAGAGCAACAACACCAAAATGATTACAAGCCGGGACACGAACAGTCATTAGATAAGCAATCAGACACTAAAGAAGATCCTAATAAGCAAGATCTTAAGAGTCCAGAGGAGACTAATGTAGGGAATACAGATTAGCTAGTTTCCTATATTATTAAACAGAAAAGTTTATGTATTCTAAGTAGACGGGTGGTGAGATCTAAAGTTGAAAAAGAATTTTGATGTATTCTTACCAATTGATAAAGTAGAGAAGTCTGGTGAAGGTGACGAAGCTACTTATACAATTTCTGGGATGGCCTCCACATCAGATAAAGACCTACAAGGGGAGACGATAGACCCGCAAGGTATAAATGCTGACTATCTACTAAGCGATGGTTGGGTTGATTTTGAGCATGATCGTGATCAAGTAATTGGAGTACCAACAGAAAATACATACGTAGACTCTAAAGGTTTGTTCCTTGAGGCTAAGCTTTTCAAGAATATGCCACAGGTACAAGATATTATTAAGCTTTACCATAATATTAAAGATAACCATATTGATCGACAACTTGGCTTTTCGATTGAGGGTAATGTTTTAGAACGAGACGCTAGTGACGACTCTATCATTAGACAAGTTCAAATTACTGGTGTAGCGGTAACTAAGAACCCAGCTAATACTCATGCTACTTGGGAATTGGTTTCAAAGTCTATTTTTGGTTTAGATAATGAGGAACCTACTAAGGATTCAGATACTACAGATTCTAAGCCAATGTTAAGTATGACTGTAAAATTAGATAAGACAAATAAAGCTCTAACTGCTGGTCATGGAATTACTCCTAGTACCCAGAATGATGGTGGAGCCTTTAGAACAGAAGCTCTTTCTGGTCAATTGGTTAGTTTAGCTGAAAACATGAAGCAGGCTCGTAAGATTGGGTTAAGACCAGTTGCTAATTCAGTAGCTGATATTTTAGCTCATAAGGACTCTGGGGACGATGTAATGATTTTATTCTTACAATTGTTCGAGGGTCTTTCTTATAATGATTCACAAGCTGTGGTTCATGCAATTAATACTAATAACCTAACTACTAGTCGATTGGAAAGAATTTTAAGTGGTGCAGATGGTATCACTGATGATTAAGGAGGATTAATTTTGCCTGATAAATTAAAGAATGCTATGGACGCTATTGATAAAGCTCGTAAGTCATTAGTGTCTACAGAAGACACAGTAGAAAAGTCTGCTGAAGTTGAAAAGACTGATCCAGATGTAAAAGCACAGGAAGAAGCAACTAAGTCTACTGAGGAAGCTGAAAAGAACGTTAACCAAGCTACTATTTCAGATGATAATGAAAAAGTAACTAAGGACGTTGACGATGATGATGTAGAAGAATCTGCTGATAAAAAGGATAAGGCAACTAAGTCTGTTGATGAAGCTGAAAAATCAGAAGACGAACCTGCTGTAGAAAAGAATACAGACGCTAAGTCTGAAGAAGCTAAGGCTAAGCAACATAAAGAATTAACTAATGTTGATGATCCTAAGGGTCATGAAGAAGCTTCTAAGTCATTTGATACTAAAGCTATTATTGACGCTTTAACTAAGTCTGTTGATACTATGGCTGAAATGCAAAAGTCTTATAAGGAATTAGCAGAAGCTTCTATGGAAATTGCTAAGTCATTCTTGGCTAAGCAAGCACCTATTGAAGATCAAGCTGAAAAGTCAGTAGAAAAGTCTCAAGATAAAAAGTGTGGAGACGGTGCTGATGTAGAAGAATCTGCTGATAAAAAGGATAAGACAGCTAAGTCTGCTGATGATGACCAAGAACCAGATACAGATGATGAAGCTAAAGATGATAAGGAAGACAAGGCTAAGAAGTCTGTAGAAGAACCTGCTGATAATGCTGATGAAGCTGAAAAGTCAGTAGAGGAACCAGCAGAAGAAGATAAGGCTGAAAAGTCAATCCCTACTGGTAAGGCAGTTGCTACGGGTGCAGAAGAAGCTAAGGACGATACAGTTGCTAAGTCTGTAGAAACTCAAGAAGACGGTGTTACTAAGGAAGCACTTGAAAATGTAATCGCTAAGTCATTGCTTGGCTTTGACGGTGTACAAAGTGGTATTAATTTGGAACGTAAGCAAGCCTTAAAGAGTCTTTTAGCTGATACTCGAGGACTTAAAGGTACTACAGTTCCCGATAGTTTTATTGAAAGATATAACGAAATTTAGTTTTTAATTAAAAAACCATACTTATGTCTATATTAGATATAGACAACGAATGGTAAAATGGAAAGGATGAAAATTTTGCCAGAATTACTAAAAGAAAAGACTGTAGTAAAGTCTGTTTTTAAACAAGATCAAGAAGACAAGTTAAATAAGTCTTTAAACAATGATAAGGCAGACCGGGTTGTTAAAGCCTTTACTGCTGGTACTGGTATTACACCAGAAACACAACCAGATGGTGCCGCTTACCGTATGGAAGCATTAGATCCTACTCTTAACATCTCTACTTATGGAGACGAAGATTATACAATCTATAAGGATCTCGCTAAGGTACCTGTTAACCAAACTGTTCAAAAGTATACTGTTTACTACTCACATGGTCGTACAGGACACCAAATGTTCCAACCAGAAATTGCTAAGCTTCGTTCTAACGAACCTCATGCACGGCAAAAGACTGTTAACGTTAAGTTCCTTGTAGATACTAAGGGTAGTTCATTTGCAATGCAATGGGCTAATACAACTGTTGATACCAACATCTTGTTGGAAATCTCAGCTATTAACAACATTGCTAAGGCTATTGAATATGCTACTTTCTATGGTGACTCAGACTTGGCTCAACAAGACGGTGAAGGTCTTGAGTTTGACGGTCTTGAAAAGCTTATGGACGAACACAACAAGATTGATATGCGTGGTTCTTCCCTTACACCACAAGCACTTAACTTAGCCGCTGTTAAGATTGCTCAAGGTTATGGTACACCAACTGATGCTTATATGCCGGTAGGTATTAAGGCTGATTTCGTTAACGAACACCTTGGTGCACAACGTATCTTACAACCTAACTCAGCTGGTGCTGGTATGCAAGTTGGTCTTGACATTCAACGGTTCATTTCAGCTCGTGGTAATATTGCTCTTCATGGTTCAACTATTATGGACCTTGATAAGAAGCTTGATATGGACGGTGCTGTAGACCAAGACGCTCCAGTAGCTCCAACTGTTAAGGCAGAAGTTGTTACTGGTGACAATGGTATGTTTATGGCAGACGACAAGAAGGACAAAGATGATAAGGTTGTTCTTAACAAGTCTGTTGGTGTTGACTTAACATACCGTGTAGTCGCCGTAGGTCAACAAGACTCATTACCATCTGATGAAGTTAAGGTTAAAGTTACGAACACTACTGATACTGTTAAGATTACTGCAACTCTTAACCGAATGGTTGCTAACGTTCCCGATTACGTAGCAATCTATCGTAAGTCAGATGTTCCGGGTGATGACCAATTCTGGCTTGTAGGTCGTGTAGCTATTTCTAAGATGGCTGGTGACGGTACTATCGTATTCGAAGATAACAACGAAACTATTCCGGGTACTGGTGACGTATTCATTATTGAAAACCGTCCAACTACAGTACGTTATCTCGAATTTGCACCAATCACTAAATTCCCGCTCGCAATTACCACTACTGCTACTAACGTTGCATATTTGTGGTTTGGGAGTTTAGCATTAATCTTCCCTAAGCGGGTAGCGCTACTCCACAACACATTATATAACTCAACAGCTAAGTCAATTCCTTCCAGTGTAATTGATTAGCTTATAAAATAATTTATGTAAGAGTAAGATTAATTTCTTACTCTTATTTTTTTTTTTAGTTTTTTATAATTTTGTCATGACTACTTCTACTAATTGTGCTATAATCATAAATGAAGGAGTTGATATTAATGACTAGAAGAAAAACTAATGAAGAATTTGTTAAACAGGTTAAAGAATTAGTAGGTGATGATTATACTTTTCTTGAACCTTATAAGAACAATAGAACTAAGTTATTAGTACGTCATAATGTTTGTGGTAATGTGTATAGAGTTGTTCCTGATAGCTTTTTAAAGGGTCGTAGATGTCCTAAGTGTCGTAGGAAAGAAGTAACAAATAAGAGGCGTATGTCTAATGATGAGTTTATAAAACGTGTTAATGATTTAGTTGGTGATGAATACTCTGTATTAGAACCTTATGTTAATTCTCAAACACCTATTTTGATTAAACATAATGTTTGTGGTCATGTATTACAAATGAAACCAAACTCCTTTTTAAATGGTAGTCGTTGTAAATATTGTGCACATAATGTAAGATTAACTACGGACGAGTTTAAAGATAGGATTAGTAAAATATATGGAAATGATTATACTGTTTTAGGGGAGTATGTTAATTCTCATACACCTATATTAGTTAGACACAATATTTGTCATTATACTTATACAGTTAGACCTATGAATATAACGAGAGGACAGAGATGCCCTTATTGCTTTAAGACTCCTAAAAAGACTACTAAGGAGTTTCAAAGAGAATTGAATGAAATATATGGAAGAGGAGTTTATACAGTAGTAAGTCCTTATCGTGGGGCAAAAAAGAAAATAATGCTTAAGCATAAGTGTGGCTATGTTTGGGGAACAAAGCCTAATTGGATGTTATCTAAAAAGGGCGGTTGTCCTATGTGTAATACTTCCCACGGTGAACTTATAATTAATAATATTTTAGAGACTAGTTCTATATCTTATGAATACCCTAAGAAGTTTAGTGATTTATTAGGTGTTAAAGGTTTTCCTTTGCACTATGATTTCTATGTAGAAGCTCAAAAGATACTAATTGAATATCAAGGGTTGCAACATTACAAACCTATTGATTATTTTGGGGGAGAAGAGAAGCTTAAAGTACAACAGTATCATGATAAATTAAAACGTGATTATGCAAAAGGTAATGGGTACAATTTAATTGAAGTGCCTTATACTTGTGATAATTATAAGGATATAAAGGAAAGTTTAATTAAAGGCGGTTTAAAGCTATGACAAAAATAGACCAAGAACAGATTGGATTTAAGAAAGTTAATTCCCTAGACTTACATGAATTAATGGTTGACTATCATTATTTACACCGAGTAGTAGCTTGTAAGTACGCTTATGGAATGTACTACCAAAATCAATTAGTAGGAATGGTTACCTATACTCATGTACGTAAGTCTTTAGCTTCTTCAATTTCACCTTTAGCCAATAAAGACAACACCCTAGAATTATCCAGATTGTACATTAAAGACGAGGTATCACAAAACTTAAAGAATATTACTTCTAAGTTTGTTTCATGGACTTTAAGACAATTAAAGCAAGAACAAGATGGTAATTGGTTTATTATCTCCTTTGCTGACCAAGGTATGCACCATACAGGAGCAATTTACCAAGCTACTAACTTCTTATACTGTGGAACTACAGATTCTGGCATCTTTTGCTATAATGGACCAGATAAGAAAGGTGGTAAATGGGTTAAAGGACATCACTACCGTTTCTTTATCCTACGTTCAATTAAGTATCGTTACATTATGTTCCTAGGTTCTAAGACGTTTAAGAAACAAGCCCGTAAGACCCTTAAATTTGATATTGAACCTTATCCTAAACAAGATAGCATTCACTACTCAGTAGGTGATACAGAAGAACGTTTAATCCGTGATCGTCAAGAAAATAAGGTTTATACAGAAACTGAATTACTTAAAGCCTTTCCTAACTATGATTGGAATGGCAATAATGGCGAAGTAGTTAAGCCTATTAAGCCTAAGGTTGTTAAAAAGGTTAATAGGCATTTTGCCCCAGTATACGCTATTAGTACTAAGACTATTCAAGTCTTTCAGTTTGAGTCTATTCGTTCATGTGCAGAAACTCTAGGTGTAGGTGAACGTAATATTAAGCACTGCTTAGCTGATAAGAAAGGTTCTCTTGGTGGTTTTGTCTTTTGTAGACCAGATGATTACACTTCGGAGCTTGCTAAAGAATTAGTAGAAAAAGCTAAGAATAGTCCTAAGTATAATCATGATTTCATCGTTGATGGTAACTGGGTAGAGGGAATGACTAAAGTTCGAGAGATTGTAGGAGCTAGTCGTTCTTCTATTCATAAGGCAATTGACGTTAACCGTAGAGAAGTTAAAGGACACACAATTGATATTCCTAGTTCTAATGATATAATCAAGCATTATAAGTCTGTTTATCAACCTTTGGCTACCTATTTAATTAGTTAAAGTAAATGACTGTTAATTCAGTCTTTTTTTATTTTACTTTTTTGTACAAAAGTAGTTGAAAATTCAACTAAAAGTGTTATACTTAAATCATAAGTTAAGGAAAGGAAGTTATTAAAATGAGAATGATTAAAACTTCAACGGCTGGTTATATTTCGGTAATTCAATTTGTAATGGGTGCTTTGTTCGGGTCTTCGATGCTAATGGCAACTATCTCTGGAGTGCTTACGTTTTTTGTACTTAATTGCTTTGGTACTGATATTGAGTTTGATAATTCATCAAATGAACAGGATAATGAAGATGCTGAAAATGATAAAGAAACTGCTAAAACACGAGAAGAATTGAAAAACAAGTAGAATGTTGCTGGATCGGGAGTTGACTGATTATGTTAATGAAATGACTGAACAGCATAACAAGTACGTTGAAAAGTTGAGGAATAAACTATTATGAAAATTTTTCGTTTAGGTATACAAAAGAAATGGCACATTGTTGATCCAGAAGATCATAACCATTCTCTTTGTCGTGAAAATTATAATGCTAATCCAGAAGTAGAAGATGTACGTGAGTATAAAGATGAGAAGCTTTGTAATATTTGTATGTCACGGGCTTATAAGCGTGGTTTTATTGGAGTTTATCCTAAAGTTTATTTAGATCGAGTTAATGTTCACAAGTACCATACTTATGACTCTGAAACCATTACCCGTCTATATAATCCAGAAAAGAATTATAAGGAAACTCTTTATCCAGATCGTAATTCTAAGATTGCTGATCCAGAGGGTTATTTAGCAGATCAATTCTTTGGATTTTTGATTGAAGAGCTAAAGGGTCGTGAAACGGGTCTTTGGACTTTTAGAGAGTTGCAGGAAGATTTACTTTCTAAAGATAAACATACTAAAAAACAAAAGAATTTCTGGGTTGAGAATTTCTTAACACAAAATAAAGTTAGAACAGACTTACTTTATCGGATTTATCCTATTAGTAATTATGTAAAACATCAACTAGTAGAAAGTGACAATCCTCGTCATGTTGAATTGTTAGCTTTAAGACCAGATTATAAAGAAGACGTTGAGCCTGTTGAGGATTTTGTTGGCTATTATATTGGAGAGGGTATAACTAATGATTTACCTACTTCTTTAATTGATCCTTTTGCTATTGTAGATGGTAAATTATAATGAATATAATTTCAGTATTTGTCTTAGACTTCTCTAATGAGCATATTATGCTGTTTCATAACTCTAGTTCTATTCGAGAGTTCCAAGACTTTGAACAACAAGTAGTTAATACCCTAACAGATGAAGAATTAAGCTTAGGCGGTTCTCATGTTATTGGTAATGGTCATATTGAGACCCCAGATGATTTAAAGGTTTATGATCCGTTCTTTATTCCTTACAAGCCCGTATACACAATTAAAGATTATAAAGGCTATGCTAAATTAGCTGTTAAACAACAAAGACTGCTTAGATAAGTGGTCTTTTTATATTACAATTAGATAAACCTTTAATAGAAAGGCAGGTTAAAATTTTGTCTAAGGAAGATATAAGAAACTATTTTCAAATTCAAAAGCAACCCGGAGCAATCCAGACCTATAATGGTAATCCAGATTATGCTTTAGGTAGTGATTACGAGGACGTAACATTAGACTCTTTAGGTATTAATATTGACTTAATTAAAAATGAGCTTATGGGTATGGAAAGAGACTTAGTAGATCCTGTTACTAATGAGCCTTATCCAGATAGCTTTTATAAGATGATTTTAAATCGGGTGGTTGCACAGGCTGAAAAGATTTTTGACGTGGCAATTGTTCCTCGTCTACAGGTAGATCGTTTGGACTATCACCGTTCAGATTTTAATGCTTTTGCTTATCTGCATACAACAATGAGACCTATTTTAAGTGTGAAGGACTTATTGCTTTATTATAATAATCAAGATATTATGCACATTCCAGACGAGTGGATTAAGGTAACTAATCGTACAGGTCAATTACAAGTATCTCCTTCTGTATTAATGCAAGGACTTAATACTACTATTAACCCTACTGTTTATCCTTTAATTAATTCTCCGTATGGAATGACTCCTAGTCCTTTTACTCAAATGGAGTTTGCTCCTCAAATGTTAGGAGTAACTTACGTTGCTGGTATGATGCCACATACTGGTAAAGATGGGGTTAATTATGATTGGATGATTCAGCCAGATATGCTTTCGTATATTGCTAAGTTAGGTGCTGTAGAAATTTTGGAGAAATGGTCACGGAATATAGTAGGAGCTGGTATAGCGTCATACAGTGTTTCAGTGGACGGTATATCTACTAGTCTTAACACTACAGCTTCTGCTGAAAACTCAGCCGCTACTGCCGAAGTAGATCAGATGGTTCGAGATATGAAACCTATAGAACAACGCTTGCTTTCTTATTATGGTGACCCAGAAGTAGGATTTATCGGATGATAATAAATTGAAAGTATGGTAATCATATCTGTTGAACGTGTTGACAGTTAAAATTAATATGATATTATAAAATATGTAGGTTCATTAATTCATTTTGATTTTGGCTTAACATATTTACACCTATATACTACTTTTGTGTTTTTAAGGCACCTATTAATTTAGGTGTCTTTTTTGTGTTTTAAATTCAACCTATATTAAAGAGGATAAATAGAAAGTAGGTGAAATTATAATGGCTGATAATCCTTTGCATGAAAAAGTAGAGTCTGCTAATCCGTTTTACCCAGCTAAGAATAATATGAATCCTCTTGATATTGATAGGGTAGTTCAATTAATTCAGCAACACGCAGTTAACGTTGTTTGGGAGCAGGCTTATCATTGTCCTTGTTTAGATGAGCAGACAGGTCAACCTCAGCCTAATTGTCCTGTTTGTCATGGTCAAGGTTGGATTTATTTACATCCAAGAACAATTGATATGGCAATTCAAGGTGATGAAAAGAATTTTAGCTTAAATCCTACTGGTATGGATAATTTAGGTACTAGTAAAGCAACGCCACAAGTTACTGTAAATGGAATTGAACAGGGAATTAAACCGGGTGACAGAATTACAGTTACTGGGTGGACGACTAATGACTCTTATACATTTAATGTGACTAATGAACGCTTACAAGATGGTCTATTTTTACCTTTTGATGTAGCGTCTATTAATGAAGCTTATTATATTGAAAATGGAGAATTGAAATCTATTGATGATGTTGATAGTTCCTTACTAATTAACGAAGGTAATCAATTAGAGATTAAGGACGAAAGTTTATTAGGTAAAGTTATTACTTTATCATTAGAAGTTATTAAGCGCTTTTATGTTGTCTCTATGATTAAAGAATTACGTTATCAACAATATTACAAGCTTAATCAAAAACTATGGGCTTTAGGTAATGGTACCCGTGCAGTTAATGAAGATGAGGCTGTTATTAATGAAGATGACCAATTAGGTAATGAATATGTTAATCCTAATGATATGAGTAGTATTGTTCCTAAGAATATTAAACAGGCTCAGTTACGCTCTTATCCTCAAGTAGTAAATCGTGACGGGGCACAAATTGTAATTGGTAAGCACCAGATTTTTAGGATGCCTCCTACATTACTAATTAGAAGAGAAAATCTTTACTTCTCTAATGTTAACTTGGCAACCTCAGACGGTAAGAATCAGTCTGTAATTAAGAACCCAACATTGAATGAGTTTGACGACTTCCTAGGGGGCTAAGTAATGGCTCAAATATCAGATTTAATTAGTAATGAGTCTATTAGAGGTCTCCATGAGTTCTTTAACAGACAGGTAGATGAGAAACAGATCACTGAATCGTATACTAAGGGTTTAGCTAATGAATTAAAAAAGGCCTTTGGTAATCTTGCAGTTAGGGATAATGGATCTAGTGTATCTGTTGCCTATCGAATTTTGAATGACGCTAATAATGAGAATGTTGGCTTTTATGACTTAAAGCAGGCGTTTGCTCGCTCCTCTAAAGCTAAGCCTACTAAAGATGGGGGTTGGTATATTAGAATACCAATTTCAAATCGTGCAACAGAATATCGTCAAGCTTTTGGGCGTAGACTATGGGACACAATTAGTCATACTGAGTTTGGTACTACTTCTAGTGCAGATGAGAATATAGCTAGATTTCAAAAGATTTTATCTAATGCTGGAGGAGTTAATAGTAGTCCAATTGCTTACCAGTGGAAGTCTACTAGCGTTACTCGTGAACGGTTTGGTAGTTCAGCTACAAGAGGACAGTATATATCATTCCGTACTGTTTCTGATAAGTCAGATCCTAGCTCTTGGGTCACCAATAAATCGGGTATGAATGCAAAAATTAATCAAGAAACAGAAAATGAACAACAAGCACAAGAAGTGGCTAAAGTTGTACAGCAGGCAATTAGACAAATCATAGATAGATATAATAAGGCAGGTGAAAATAGTTAATGAGTATTGAATTAGTAGATCAGCATATAGTCGATGAAGTTAATTCCCTCTTAAAAGGTATACTTGCCAATCCCTATATTATAAAACAGGAAATACTTAGCCAACTTCCCGACAAAATTGTAGATAACTTTATTAATACATACGGAATTGGAAAGGGTAATCATGGGGTTGAAATTCCTCTTTATTTTGCTTTTCCTCAAACTCCTCCTAAAACAGCTTTCTTATTAGCACAGTTTAAGGGGTCACAGGAAGATGAGGATAATGCAGTATTAGGTAACTATCAAGGGGACTTAACTTCTAATGATAGTGGTAAGCTAACTCATGAGAAGCTACCTATAATCGTTGATGGTAAGCAGGCTTATTTACAGCCTAGTCAACCCATTAAAGATGTTTATTCTCTTCCACAAACTAATGTGTATGAGGTAAAGGATAATAAGGTCTATATTCCTTATTTACCTATCTATAATAAAGATTCTAAGTTTGATTTGTTCTATATAATTAAGGAAGAAAATACAGGTCAGTCTTATCCAATAGGTATAAATACCATAGAAGCTGTAACAATAGATTTTATCTCCAATAATACAAATACTATTCGTTGTCTTTCTGGAATATTTGTTTATATTGAAACCTATTTGCGAAAGTCATTAGAGGATAATGGCGCTGTCTTTTTACCTAGTATTGAGTTAAATGGTATGGATATGGTTCAAGACGTAAGTACAGCAGAGAATAGTCTTGGTGGTCAACAATTGTACTATCGCCGATTAACTGTAAACTATCATGTAACCCAAACGATTAAACAGAACATGAATCAAACATTAGATAAGATTATTTTAGGTGGTGAATAGATTGGCGAAAAAAGATCAGAAGTTAACCCTTTATTCTTTAAACGAGTTTCTTGCTACGGTTAAAGGAATGGCTAAGTATCGAAAATTAACTGATATACAGCTTGCTGGATTTAGTAACTTAATGCGTTCAAAAGATATGCTTTTTGTATACGATCCGCACGTATATCTTGAAGAATTAGACCATTATATTAATGGTTAATATTGTTAAGTAGAAAGGAACGGGATAAAATGGCACTAATTCCTTCATCTGATACTATGAAGCGAATCTACCCAAAGTTTTATAATTCACGTCCTCATGTAGAAACGAGTTATGACGACTCAGCCTTAACTAATCAATCTTCCGATTCAGAAAAGAATATCTTTTTGCTAGGTTCAGCAACAGAAGGTAATCCTAATAATGTTTATGAAATTAAGTCATCTGCCAGCGCTCGTAAGATCTTTGGTTCTGGTGACTTAGTAAAGGCAATGGAATTGATTTGGAATCCAACTGGTGACTACTACCAAAATGGTGGTAAGGTTTATGCTATGCGGGTTGAAAATGCTACGCAAGCTTCACTAGAAGAAGGTCCTATCACTATTACTTCTAAAGTTTTTGGTGCTAGTGCTAATAAGATTGGGGTTTCATTTACTCGGGACGCTTTATCACAGGGTTATACTTTACGGGTAGAATACGAACCACAAATGTATGCTAAGAATTACACTAACATCGGTAATATCTTTGCTATTTACCATGGTGGTCGTCAAGCTACAGCTAAGTACTATGGTTACAAGGTTGTAGGTAATGTTGCTCGTGCTAATAAGTTTATCTTAGCTATGGGTGATGATCCTAAGAATATGCAAGTAGTTCGTGAATTAGACCTTACTAAGGACTCATTTAGCGAAGTACAAAAGCTCTTATCCGCTATTAATGCAACACCGGGCTTTCAATCAACAGTTTTGAAGACTTGCGCTCGCATCAGCACTGCGGACTTAGACTTAACTCCGGGTGACGACTATGTAATGATTGGTACAGAAGATGAACCAACTACTGTTACTAGTGTTTACGGTGACTTGAAGCTATCTACTCGAATGGATCCTTACATTTCAGTAAGCATTAATTCATTAGGTGCGCCTACAGGAGTTCAGGCTACTCCTACTGCTGATGGTGCTACTATTACTGCTACACCAGTTAAGAAAGAGATTCAAATTTTTGCTAACGAATACCTTTCGGGTGGCGATGATGGTCAAGTACCTATTTCATGGGCTGATAAGTTTAAGAATGTACATGGTAAGAATGTTTACTACATTGTTCCATTAACAGCAGAAGAAAACATTCATGCTGAATTGGCTGAATTCCTTAGTGAAGAAAATATCTTAGGTTATAACTATATGTCCTTTGTTGGTGGAGGTTATAACGAAGACTTTAACTATGCAATTAATCGTCAATTAGGCTTGCAATCAAATCGTGTAGCTTTAGTTGCTAACTCTGGTACCTACACTAACTTGTCGGGTAATGAAGTTCATATTCCTGCTTACTTAATGGCTTCTTATGTTGCTGGTATTGCTTCTAGTCTACCTATTGGTACTCCAGTTACTCATAAGCACCTTAATTTAGTAAGTTTGGATCAAAACTTCGATGGGGACGAACTTGATCAATTAGACGCTAATGGTGTTATTGCAATTGAAAACCAAGTACGTAGAAATACGTCTGGTGGATTTACTATTGTAGAAGATGTAACTACTTACAACTCTACTAATGAACCTACTAAGAATGTTGTTTCATTACAGGAAATTACAGACTTCTTATTTGACGACTTGCGTTACTACCTTGAAGACAACTTCATCGGTATGCCAGTACATCAAATTACAAGTGGTTTGATTAATACCTTTATTGAAGCATTCTTGAAACAACGTGTTTCTGATGGTATGTTAGCTAGTTATGACGGTACATCAATTCAAACTGTAATTAATGGTAACCAAGCCTATGTATCATTCTCCTGCGCCCCATCACGTGGGTTACGAACTATCTATGTTGCTGGTACTTATACTAACTTTGTATCAAGTGCTGGTGGTAATGGTGGTTCTAACTCTGATTATAGTGGAATTGAAGGTAATGGAATTAATCCAGACACGGAGTCCGTGGCTGGGATAGAAAATCAAAATCGTGTCCATACCAATTATGCGGGTATGTAGACTACAATAAAACAATTAATTAAATTAGAACCCTGTATCATTAACTTGATATAGGGTTTTTCATATATTAAATATAGTTGAAAGCGAGGATATAAAATGGCTAAAACAAAAGAGGAAATCTTAGCTGAAATGAAAAAAGCGCAAGCACAACAACGAGAAGTTCGGGAACATACAGGAAGGGCACCTCGTGGTGGGGAGGCTCAACCTGTAGAAGAAAAACAGTCTAAAGAAGAAAAGAAACAACAATCAGTCTCTGATGATGTAAGAATTAAGCAACTAGAGGAGAAGGTTCAAGCCTTAAAACGAGATAAGGCAGATTTAAGAGACCAAGTAGAAAATAAAGAACAGGTAAGTAATTATCAAAAAGAACAGGAAGCTTTGTCTTCTGTTATTCAAAATAATGACGATTATCACTTTGTTAAGAAGTATACAGTTTCTACTGCTAAAGGACAAAAACGTGAATTTGTAGTTAAAATGCACGCCCCTAGTGTAATGGAACAAGCTGAAATTCAACAGGAGTTTGTTGATCTTACCTCTGGTCGAGGTGCTGGTTTCTTAGCTGGTTTACAAGATTTGTATTTGGCGATTGGTTACTTCCGTGTGGTAGGAGATAACGTACCTAATTGGTTTACTGATGTAGATAAGACTTATCGGGTAGATATTTTACTAGACGTATTCCGTGACTATGAGGAATGGTTAGACTTTTTTCTGCAAGACCAGCTCCAGTAGAAAAGATATAAAAGAACATCCAGATTGGAATATTAATCTATCCCCTGCTTTAAATCGTCTTGGAGGTATTCAAACTTTAGTTCGTTCTACCTCTGGTCGTAATATGTGGGCTATTATGAAGTTTTTTAAAGTGCTTCCTAATGATCCATTATTAAAGTCACTTACTTTTGCTCAACGGGAGTTTATTATTGCGTCTATGAATGAGGACGTAAAAGAGGCGGAGCGCCAAGCTAAAGGTGAGAAAGAAGTTTCTCATGTTGAAGATAAGAGCTTTGAAAAGAAGTTCTACTCTAACGAAAATGTTGATCTTCTTGAACAGGGAGATAACTTAGACGATATTTATAAGCAGACACTTAAGCTTAAGGCTAAAGAGGACGCTCGACAGGGTGTTAGCGAGAACTATGATGAAGTTCTTGACTTTAAGATTAAGCAGGCTATTGAAGAACACGAATTGAAGCAACGGAATGCAGAAGCACAAGTTGACGAAAACTGGAAGAAATTAATTGAAAAGTCTAATAATTATGAATTTGATGATGAGTAGGTGAAGTAATGTCAGCGTCACAGTATACAGTAAAACTTGATATTGGCGATGGTCGTTTTAAATCTCTTGCTAGTCAGTTAAACAGATTAAATAAAGAAATTGATCGGGTCTATCAACGAGGTCAAGATAATAACAATACTGTAAGTGACAAAGACTTAACTAACTTACAAAGTCATTTATCTGGTCTTGTACAGGCAATTGATGATAAAAAGCAACGGACTAATGAACAATTAGATCAAGCAAGGATTGTTAATGATACAGACCAGATTGCTAAATTTTTAGACGAATTAAAAGAGTTGACAGACGCTGGTAAGGAGTCTAATCAACTCTTTTCTTCTTATAAATTTAATCAAGTAAACAATTATCGAGTTACTTCTTCAAGAGCATTTAGAACTAATGACTTCGATAAGATTAATTCTGATTTTCAACATGATTTAACTGATTTAAAAGATAATATTGGTAAGTTAAGTAATCGTAGTAAGATTTTAGAGAGACGTTGGGATCGTGGCGTTTTTAATGGCGCGGTTACTTATGAACGATGGCAAAAGTATCAAGACCAAAATCAAACCCAAGCCAATGAGTATGATAATTATAATAATCAATATCAAGAATTAAAAAAGCAATATGATGATCAGTTACAACAATTAACTAAGGAACGAAATGTTCTAAATAATCGGATTGAGTCTGGTAAAGGTAGTCAAAATGATATTACTAAACGATCTGCATTAGACGAACAGATCATAAAAATGCGAAAGGTAGATCAGACTTTAAGTGATTTAGCTAATACACTCAATAACACTGGAAGTCGGATTAATCTTTCTAATGCTAAGCTACACGATAAGCAGACTGTAGAGACTGTTGTTTTACCTGCTAAGAATTCACTAGAAGGGTTTCTTAGTACCCATAAGCGAATTCTTACTCGTTCTGCTATTGTAGGTGCAGTTGGTAATACTATACGTGCTTATAATACAGGAAATAGTCTTATTTTAAATAATTTTGATAATATTAAGTCAACTGTTTATGCTTCTGGTTTAGGGGAAAATAAGGTAGAAAATACTTTAGCAGACGCTGGATTTAGTATGGGCTATGGTTTAGACGAGATGAGTAATTATCTTAATAATTATACGTCTGCTACTGGTAATGCTAATCTAAGTCAAAATCAAATTAAAGACGTAACTAGGTCTTGGGCTGGATTATCTCGATATTCTGGTGCTAATGATTCCACCACTCAAAACTTGGAATACGTAAGTGCTATGACCTCATTAGCTGGTACTAAAGAATTTAGTAGCTTAGCGAATGCAATTCAAAATGAGATTACTAATTCTGGTATGAACGCAAAGGCTAATGAGCAACAACAAGCCCTAGCTAATATGTATCAAACAGCTTTTAATGTTTCTGGTAGTACTTTATCAACTAGAGATCAAAAAGAAATTGCTGGTTTTCAAGGGGTTATGGCTCAAACTGGTAAGTCTGAATTACAAGGACAACAGGGGGCGCAAGCCTATGCTGGTTTAGTCTCAGCCTTTCAGCCTAGTAACATAGCTTCTCTTAGGTTATTTACTGGCAATGATCCAGCTTATCAAACAAGAGAAGGTCATGCTCAAGCTATTTTTGATATGCAGGACGCTTCTAAACATCCATATAAATACAAGACTGCTATTGATAACCTTTTAAGAAATGCTAAGACACAAGCTCGTACTAAAAACGGTGATGTTACAATTGCTTCTGCTAATCTTTATAAATTATCAAAAGAGAGCGGTGGTAATCTTTCACCTCAACAAGCTAAAGACTTAGTAGAGCTTTATAAGCATAAGAAGTTTACTAAGAAGAATGTTAATAAGATTGTTAAGGGTAGTGGCAAAGGGAATAAAGATAAGTATGATAAAACTGGTGCTAAGACCATTCAGCAACAGCAAAAGGCTATTCAAGAAAGTGAAGTTAAAGCTTCCCACGCTTTAAATCATTTCACCCATAAGCTTAATTGGATAAATAAGACTTTTTGGATTAGTAATATTATGTCTGGAGTAGGAACGTCTATGGGTGTTTCTATGCTAGGTGATCTAGGAGTAGGTCTTATTTATGGAGGTTATGTTAAGAGAGGTTATCAAAAGATAGCAGGTAGTCTTAAGAATCGGGGATTTAAAGGTACTTTATCTGCTATTAAAGGTAAGGGTAGTAGCCTAAAAGATACCGTAATTTCGATTGTAAGCAATGCTAAGAGCGATAAGTCTAGTTCTAGTGTATCTGGTACTAAAACGATTAAAAGAGCTAAATCGGGGCTTAAAATTAATCCTACGACACTTGTAAAATCTGGATCTAAAGTTCCTGCTAGAAAGATAGGTAAAGCTGGTGCTTTAATTGGTGTTGGTATGGGTGCTTATGCTTTATATGATAGTTATAAGAATGATAATAAAGCTCATGCTTCTACAGTTAACCCTAAAGAAGATAATTCTCGTTCTAAGAATAATAAACAGTCTAATAAGAAAGCTTCTAATATGACTGTTAGTAAGTTAGCTAAGCAGGTTCAGAACAAATATAAGCGACTTCATAAGTCAGAGTGGCGTTTAATTGATTATCTTAATACTTATTGGGATATTTTCTTGCGTAAAGCTAAAGAATCTGGTAGTAGCTCTAGCTCTAGTGATGACGTTGGGAGTGACTCAGGAGGAGATTCTGCTAAGTCTCCAGAAGAGTGGAAGGATGATATTAAAAAAGCCGCCAAAGCTATGGGACAGAATGTATCAGACGAACAAGTCAATATGATTGTTTCCATGATTAAGGCTGAGTCTGGAGGAGATCCTACTGTTACTCAGCAGATTAGTGATATTAATTCGGCTAATGGTCATCCAGCTCAAGGTCTTTTACAATACGTCCCCTCAACTTTTGAACACTACGCAGTTAAGGGTCACAATAATATTAAATCTGGTTATGACCAATTACTTGCCCTATTTAATGACTCTAACTGGGCTAGAGATATTCATTATGGTGGTGGATGGGGACCCTACTGGTAACCCTATTAAGACTAATGCTACTGGCGGTATTCGTTATCATGCTACAGGTAACACATATAGTACACGGGTAGCTCAAGCTCCTACTAGTCAATTTAGTATGAATTTACAGCATCCGTTAGAGTTACAAACGCTTTTTAAACAGAATATTAGAAAGTCTCAAAACTATATTAAAGTTCAGAGAAATCGTGGAAAAGTTAATGTTAATGTAAACGTTAATCATAATAATATTCTTAAGTTCCAGCAGGTTGTAGACCAAACAATTAATGAGGAATTTAACCTTTGGTTGCAGTCTAAGAAGGCTGAACAGTATGCAAGTTTTTATAGTAATGAAGTTGGGTAGGTGATTAAGTGAGCAGGCAAGAAGATACAAATATTAAGGTTACGGCTGATGTTGACCCCGCCAAAGCGAGTCTTCGAGAAATTGAGGATCTAGTTAGTTCTACCCAACAGAAGATTAATCGGGTATTTAGTACTGTACAAGATAATAACGGTCAGATTAGTAATAAGCAGTTAGCTGGGGTTCAAAATGGCTTTGGTCGTTTGGACGAAGTTAAATCTGCTTTAGATAATGCTCTTAACCAAGCTAAGGCAACTCAAAATGGTTCTAAGCTAGAAGAAAGCATTAATACTTTAGCTCCTAAGTTAGATCTAGTTGTTAGTAGCTTAAGAGAGTTAAGATCTGGTAATAATAGTACTAAGCTTGATTCTATCTTTAATGCTCGTACAACTACTTCTCGTGCTTTTATAGACGGGAGTGCTACTATTCGTGGTGAAGAGGGAGACTTTAGTCAACAAAACTTACATTATGAAAGTTTAGCTAGAGAAAGCCGATCTGATATTCATAATTTAGCTAGTTCGCTTAAACGTGAAATGGGTAACTTAGACGTTGGTAGGAAGTCTGGTTATATTTCACATAATCGCTATCAGCAGTACAAAGCCTCATCTCAGTCTATTCAAAGTCGTTTGCAAGAACAACGAGATCGGTTTAATTCTCCTACTGGTGATATTGCTCGTTTTGCTAGTTATTATCAAAATTTACAAACTCAAGCAAAAGAAGCTAATAATGTTGCTTCTGCACCGGGCGCAACTACTGAGCAGGTTCGTTATGCTAGAGCTTTAGACGAACAAGTTAAGCACCTAGAAAAGGTTAATGAGCGATTTAAGAAGCAGGAAGAAGAATTACGAACTGCCGAAAAGAATTTAGAGTCGTTTAATGATCGCCTTAATGATACTCAAGGGGTAACTATTGGCGATGATCCTAATTCTTTTATGGGTCAGCTTAATAAGCGTAAATATACTATTTTACGTGGCGCTATCTCTGCTGGGGGCGCTTCTATTGCTAGTGCCTATGCTCAAGGAAATAGTTTAAGACTTTCTAGTTTTGATGATATTAAGTCTACTGCATATGCTAATGGTGGTAGAGATGGTGAAGTTCTTAATACTTTAGGCGACTATGGTTATAAATATGGCTATAGTGGCGCAGAGATGGGTCAGTTTGCTAATGCTTATACTTCTACTACGGGTAATGTGGGGAGTACTAGAGATGTTGCTGGTGTTGCTCAGACGTGGGCTAGACAGTCTCGTATCACAGGAGCTAATGCACAGAGTACCTTAGGGCTAGAACAGACTGTCGGTAATAGTGCTAATTTAAATTCTAGTCAGATGAGTAGTGTCGGTAATGCAATTACTAACTCTATCATCAATTCTGGTATGAGTGCTAAGGCAACAGAACAGCAACAAGGATTATCTATGTTAATCCAGAATGCAAGTAATCAAGGTCTTACTGCTCGTGATGAGAAGAACTTAGCGGGATTCCAAGGTGCAATTGCTAGTGGTGGGGCACAATTCCAAGGTACACAAGGCGCTCAAAATACTATGAATCTTGCTAATACTTTAGGTAATGTTAATAACCCTAAGATGAGACAAATCTTTGCTCAGTCAGATCCAGATCGTTATGCTGGTGTAGAAGGCTCCGCTAATATGGTTTTTGATATGCAAGACCTTCAAAAGCACCCTTGGAGAATGGGTGGAGTTCTTAAAAATTATGAAAGTAATTATCAGTCCAGACGTGTAGCGGCCGCTGATTTAAGTAGAGACTCGGGCTATACTATTTCTGCTGAAACTGCTGAAAAGTGGATGAAATTAAATGATGAGGGCAAGTTAGATAAGAAACATGTAAAGCAATTAGAAGAAGCTACGGGTGCAAGTAAAGAAGGCGGGAAAGCAGATCAGGATTATGATAAGACAGGAGCTTCACAACTTCAAAAGTATAATTCTGCATTAGCTGATTCTGCTATGAAAGCTAGTCAAGCTTTAGACGGTTTACGTGGTATTATTGCTAAGGCTTATAAGGCTGGTGGTGGGTTATCTCCATTTGTTTCTGGTATCGCTAGTGCATTTGGTGCTGGTGCTGGAAATCTTATGAGTATCTATGCTCTTGATAGGCTAAGAGGTAAAGGTGGTTCTGGGGGTGCTGGAGGGTCTGGTATCTTAGGGCGTATCTTTAAAGGTGGTAAATCATCTGTAGAAAAGGAAGCTGAAAAAGCAACTGCTAAAGCTGGAGAAGAAGCTGTTAAAACTGGTGCTAAATCAGTTTCCCGTTCTGGTATCAAAGCTACTGCTTCTAGTGTCTTAAAGTCTAGTAAGTTAAGAGGTTTAGTTCGTGGTGCTAAAGCTGGGTTGCCGGGTATTGGTGACTTAGTCTTTGGTGGTTTAGACTTAGCCACCTCTGTTGCAACTACTAAGAAAGGTACTAAAGCTCGTAGAAAGGCTGTTGGTTCTAGCTTAGGCTCATCTGCTGGTAGTGTTGCCGGTGGGGTTGTTGGTGGACTGATAGGTTCAATTTTCCCCGGTGCTGGTACTGCGGTTGGTGCGGTTGCTGGTAGTGTAGCTGGTGGCTGGTTAGGTGATAAGTTTGGTGGTTTCCTTGGTGGTAAGATAGGTAAGTCTAAGGATAAAGCTATTAATAAAGCTAAAGGACAATCACTTAGAGACGCTCGTAAGACTGCAAGTAAGTATAATAAGTCTGGTGGCGTACTAAGAGGTATTCTAAAGAATGGTAAGCGATTCTTACCGGGGGTTGCTCTTGGTATTGCAGGCTTAGGCTTAATGGACGATTTCTTTGGGGGTAAAGCTAAAGCTTCCTCAAAGAAGGGCAGTGAGAAATCAGAAGCATGGCGTATTTTGCGTGGCTATGATAAAATGCTTGATCATGCTATGCGAGTAGTTCAATCTGCTAAGTCTATTAAGAACGGTGGAGATTCTAGTTCTAAGAGTGACGACTCAGATATATCCGGTACTTCTGGTGAAGGAGAAAAGGCTATTCGGAGTGTTGCAAAAGCTATTGGTAAGAAACTCGGTGTTGACCCTAAACTAGTTTATGCACAATTGATGCACGAAACTAATGGCGGTACTCATATGGCTGGTAAAAACAACTATGGTGGTATTGTTTATGCTGGTCAGAAAGGTGCTAAAGCTGGGTCTCATCAGCCAGACGGTAGTGGTAATTATGCAGACTTTGATAGCCTAGACGACTTTGCTAATGCTTATGCTTCTACTCTTCAGAAGATGGGTATTAATAGTAGTATTAAGTCTGTTAATGACTGGGCTAATCAGCTTCATAGTAAGGGTTACTTTACTGATTCTCCTGCTAATTATGCTGGGGGAATGGAAAGATTTGCTAAGCAGTATGCTGTTGGTGGTATTCGTCAATACGCTTCTGGTAGTCCTTTAATCACAGATCATCCAACTACTAATAATGGTAGTGATGTTTATGGTGAGGCTGGGACAGAAGCTTATGTACCATTAAATGCTGGTCATTACTTTAGTGGGCTTTCTACTTTAGACGACTTAGCTGGTATCTTTGGTAAAAAGGTAGTTAATCCGGGAGTTTCTGAGTCAGGTGGAAAATCAACTACTATTAATCCAAGTTATAATATTAACCTTACGATTAATGGTGGTACTGATGATCCAGATACATTAGCCCAAACAGTGGCTAATAAAGTAAGAGAAATGCTAAGTCAATATGATAGTCAGCAAGCAATGAGTAACCAGCAAACATTCTTTGCTAATGAAACTTCTGGACTTCTAGTCTAAATGAAGTTATAATTTAGTTGAACATTTGTTAATACACACCCAAAAATCCTCTATGTTTCAGACGTACATAGGGGATTTTGATTTATATTAAAACTAAATAAAGGGGTGAAAATTTTGCCAAAAATAGATATTGGTGCTTATCGACAAGTAGCAAGTAAAAAGAAGAAACCTTTTCATGTAGACTCTAAGTCTGCTGGACAAGCACTAGATCATAAACAAATTAAATCACATATAGATGTAGGTGCTTATGGTGGAGTATCAGACGCTTATAAGAATAAAGGTCATAAGTCTGGTTCTTCTAAAGGCGGGGACGATAAAGATATTTCAAAGGCTGATGAAAACTATAAACAAATAATGCAGGAGTCTTTGAATTTAATACAAACTCCTACCCCTCGTTATCCTACTCATATAGACCATAAGCCGGGTGATATAGCTAAATATGGTTCTATTTCAACGTCTGGTTATTTACAGGTAACGGTAGCAACTATTTCACGTACTTATCCTTTAGTCCCCCGTTCTGTATCTCATCAAATTCCAGATGACACACAAGATAAATTAATTGCTGATTTAATTTCAGTGCAAGTACAAAATGATATGCAAAATGATATTCCAACTTTGACTATGATTTTAGGCAATAGTCATGATTGGTCTTCCCTTTTTGCTGTTAATGATTTAATTCGGGTAGACTATATCTTACCAGACAAACAGTATCGTCAATTTGATAAGTGTATTTATACTGGTTTAGTTTCTAATTTAACTCGTAATGCTAATTACAATGGAGCGCAAGAAACTTATACGGTTGTAGGTCAAGGTATGGCTAAGATTATGAGTAATATTCAGTTGTCTACTTTTTCTGATTTGCAGTCTAACCTTAATGGTTATCAACTGCTCCCAGACGATGAAAAGACGGGGATTGGTTTTAAGCAACATACGTCTGCTAATATTATTAAGCAGATTATTAATCGATTTGTTTTACAAAATCAAGGTGGAGTAAATACCTATGATTACTTAAATGGTCAAGGTGGTCGAGATATTACTGATCGGGCTACTCCAGTTAAAGCAGGTGTAGTTAATGATTTTATGGGTCAACCAAAGAGCCAAGCTGATTATCAAGCTTATTTAGATTCTTTACCAGATAAGAATGGTAATACCGCCGATGGTTCAGACCAGAATTCAGATACAGACCAGAATGGGAAGAATAATGATCCAGAAACTAATAATCAAGTTAGTTGGTTAAATATCCCCATGCAGGTATCGGAAAATGGAGAATTACCTATTCAGAACTTAATTGAGTTTTATATCTACGAGAATTTAGACGAGTCCTACCCAGACGCAGGCCCAAGCAATCCATTCTTAAATTATAATGGTTCCATTCTCCAGTTTATTAAAGACGTTTCTGCTAAGCCTTTTAATGAAATGTATTGGACTCATGATCGTGGGTTAGCTACTTTTAATTACCGCCCTACACCGTTTGATCCCGAAAATTGGATGGGCTTGCCTGTTAATGAAATTGCTCCCGGTGATATTATGAGTGTTAATATCCAAAACAATGACCAAGAGCAGGCTTCAATTTTTAAGCTTACTCCTACACAAGGTATGGGTATTGACCAGTATGATGGTGGTTTTACAGGGAATATGGCACCCTTAACTAATATGGACCTTATTCACCGTTATGGTTATAAGTTAATGAATGTACAGGTTGATTACTTTAATGGGAATAAACAAGAGGATCCACTGTCACAAGTAACAGCAGGGACGACTAATGCAGACAGTGAAGCTATGAAAGGGTGGACTCAAGAAGAAGCTATGCTTCATGCTCCTTATTACACATCTGTAGTTGATGCTTTTTATTATACTAGTGGACGTAAGGCTAACGGAGAAGATATTTCTATTCCTAAAGAAGCTGGTGGATCTGCTCAGTATAATGCTGTAAATGAAGCGATTAAAGCTTCTGGTAATGCTTATGATTTTGCTCGTTCGGTTGCTGGGTTAGGAATTAGTCAAGAAGACGCTAATACACTATGGACAATGCGTAATCACTTTAATCGCACTAGCTACCTTAGTGTGATGATGCCTAATTACACTCCTACTAATACAGCTATTTCTAAGAATTCTAAGTATTTAAAGAGTTATGATCGGATGGCTAAAAACCCTGAAAAAGCGGCTGGTGAGTTGATTGACGAAATGGGTTATACAATTGGACCAGAACAGGCTTGGGAAATTGTACAGTCTGCTTTAGCTAATGGGGGTAAGCCTAGTGAGGCTGATTATGACCGGATTATGAATTCAGTTCCTTTTGACCAAGGACATGATGGTATTAATGGATCACCAGATAGTGGTCAGCAATCTGTACCTTTCTTATTCCTTAGATATACCCAGAAATTATTTGATTGGTACGCAGATAATGCTAAGTTCTATTCTGGCACGATTACTTTAGGATCGCTTTCTACACCAATGGTAGATTGGATTGGTGAGCGGGTAATGTTTTATGATGACCCTTCTGGTGTCTGGTGGGAATTTTACTGTGAGGGTGTAACTACTAGCTGGAGTTATGCTAATGGTTTACAGGTTACATTGAATGTTACTCGTGGTGTTCCTTTAAGATCTGAAACAGGCGACTTTTACCGTAGATTTACTGAACCTTGGAGTTTTAAGGGTAAATTTACTCGTTTCCTAGGTGGTTACTTTGGTGAACAAAATCTTGCTACTGCTATTTCTAATGCAAGTAAAGACAGTGGGGGAGATAGTGGCGGAAAAGGTTCTGGAGACCTTATAGAAAAAGCTAAGGATATTATGAATAATGAAAATTGGAGTTATTCACAACCTATGCGTACGGACTTTCGCAAGAATGGTCATGCGGATTGTTCAAGTTTTGTCTGGTATGTATGTAATGCTTGTGGGTATGATGTAGGTTCATCTGCTTTTACAACTTATACTGAACCTAGTATTTTAGACGAAATTAGTGCTGATGATACTGGTTCGGGGTCTATTGTTGTTAATGATAATGGTGGTAATTCACACACTGCTTTTCTTGAAGAGAAGTGGAAGGGTGATGATACAGCAATCATTAATATGGGTGGTCGAGACAATCACGGTGGACCTAGTGGAGATGTTAATGAAGACACCTATGGAATGGCTTTTGCTAAAGGTGGGACAATAAAATTTTATAAGCCAAAAAAGAAGTAAGATTGAATTGAATTGATTTGATTAGGATTCCTTATTAAGAAATAGAGAATTTAACTTCTCTATTTTTTTTTAAATTTTTGCTATCAAGTTGTGATATAATAATTTTAGTTTAAAAGTGAAAGAAGTTGTTGCTAATTAAAGCTAGGCGGGGAAAGTGGTTGTTAGCTGGATTAGCTACTATCTCATTAGGAGCTTTATCGGTTACAGTCCATGCAGATACTCAAAATGTACAAGATAATGCTAATGTGTTATCAGCAAAGACTGAACGTTATATTGATAAGGTTAATAATGATGATATGGCTAAGATCAAAGGTCATCCGCAGATTGCTGTAATTACTGAAAAACACGTAAGCAGTAAGTATGATGATATAGAAGATCAAGCACAAGCACTTTTCAATAAATATAAGTTTGGTCGTTCTGGTTATGATAATGGTGTACTATTTTTGATTGCAACTAAAGATCATAAATTTAGAATGCAAACTGGTTATGGGATTGAAAGCGTGTTACCAGACGCTTACTTATATAAGCTATTAACCCCAGACGTTAAGAAAGATTTTAAGCAAAATGATTTTAATGCGGGGGTTACTACTGTAGTTAAGCGTACGTCTTCTAAGATTGTTAGGGATCAGAATAATTTAAGATCTGCTAATAAGGTTGAACAGCATAATAAGAATGAGATCTGGTTATTTATTATTTTTGGTATCTTCATTATAGGTTTTGCAGGTATTATTTTCGCAATTATTCTTTCTGATGAAGGTGGCGGATCTGGTTCTGGAGGGTTTTACTCTGGTTCTAGTTCTGATTCTGGTTCTGGTTTCTCTAGCGGGGGAGATTTTGGTGGTTTCGGCGGATTTTCCGGCGGTGGTGGTGCTACCGGTGGTTGGTAATAGAAAGGAGTATTGTAATGACTAATAAGTATGGTTATCCTACAGACAGTACATGGAAGCAAAATTATGTAAATATGTTTTTGATCGAACATCCAGATCTTAGATTACAATTTGTTGCCTTACCTTTGGATACTCAATATACAATGGCTATGAGTTATCAAGATCACGTAGGTGAATATTCTAATACCTTATTAGACGATGAAGACGATGAATTAACTCCTCGTGTTAATAAGTCTGGATATTCTAGCTCTTCTTATGATTCTTATAATGATTCATCGGCGGATCTTTATGACGATTTTGGTACTTTTAGCTCAGATTCATTTGACTCTTTTGGTGGAGATGGGGGTCTCTCTGGTGGTGGCGGAGCAGACGGAAGTTGGTAAAGTGAGGTTTAAATATGAAGAAGTCTAATATTATTTTGTGGAGTGTAATTGGTGTAGTTGTTATTATAGGTCTTTGGTTTGTAGGGATTAGCAACCATATTAATAACCAGAAGCAGGATTGTGAACAGCAGTGGAGTCAAATTGAAAATGTTATGCAAAGACGATATGATCTGATTCCTAATCTTACGGCTAGTGTAAAAGGCTCTATGAGGCAAGAACAAAAAGTCTTTGGTGATATTGCTAAGGCACGTGAAGCCTATAACTCTGCTAATACTCCAAAGGAAAAGATGAAAGCTGATAGCCAGCTTAATCAGTCTACTGGAGTATTAATTAATGTAATTCATGAACGCTACCCTAAGTTAGAATCTAATAAGAATGTTCAAGTATTAATGACCCAGTTAGAGGGAACAGAAAATCGCATTGCTACTGAACGACAAAACTACATTAGCGATGTTCGGGCTTACAATCAATCAATTGTTAATTTCCCATCTTCTATGGTAGCTAATATGAAAGGCGCTAAGCCTATTTCTTATTACCAAGCAGATAAGAACGCTCAGACAGCTCCTAAGGTTAACTTGGATAATTAGCTATAGAAAAAAGAAAAAAAAACAAACTCTTTATACTGAATAAAAAAGTATAAGGAGTTTTTATTATGCTCGAATATCATAATCAAAATTTTAATACACCTAAGCAAACTACTATAGGAGGTCAATTAAAATCTCTAGGAGATAAGTTTCGGAAAGTTGCTAATTTAGATAAGAATAATGCCCTAACTTTAAATGATATGGACGGGTTAATGAACCATGTAACTATTCCTACTAATCCCAATATGTTTAAGAATACTAAAGACTTTGATAATTTAACTGGTACGTTTAGGGCTAATAATAATAAATGGGGTAATTTTGGTCCCACAGGAGCTATTGTTCCTTTAGGAGATAGACTATATAATAATAAGGACATTAAGACTTCTGTTTATCATTTCTATACAACTCCAAATGGTCTCCCTTCGAACGAGGGACTTAGATATGATGGATACTTGCCCCTTAAGAAAGGTCATGTATATACAATTAGTTTCTACTTATGTCATCAAGAGTTTACCGGTTTATATGACGGACATCCAGATACATGGAATGATGGTTGGATTAATTATCCTTTTTGCTTCTATGGATTGTATACATCTAATAAAAACGATGGACAACCCTTAATCCAAGTGGATAGAATTAATAGAGATTGGAAACAATATTGCTTAAGTTTTGTTGCTCCAGTAGACTCTGATCCTAATACTGATATATCTTGGTGGTTTCAATCTTATGGTGTTACTCAGAATTATCCCGGCGGTTCACTATATATTGCTAATATTAAAATGGAAGAGGGAGACTTGGCTACGCTGTGGTGTGAATAAGCTTGACTTTTGTTAGCTAAGGTATTAATATAAGTGTATAGCATATCAATCTTTATTTTTTAGCTAGGCTTTGGCTTAGCTTTTTTCTTTTTGTATTTTTTGTACAAAAGTAGTTGAAAATTCAACTAAAAGTGTTATACTTAAAACATGAATTAAGGAAAGGAAGCATAACAATGAAGAAAGGTAGTACATCTGATTTAGTAGAAGATATTAATAAGAAGTATGATCCAGAAACGATTAAGAAAACGTTGATTAAGTTTCAGCAATTGCAAGAATTGGGTTGGGAGATTATCATTGATCCTGTAGAGAATGAAGCTTATAGTATTAAAACTGATGACGAAACAAAAATTGTTTATCGTCCTTATGTATACCCACCTGAACGACATGGTGAGGATTATGTTTTAGATCTTGATACTCCTTTTGATTCCTACTATAGCTATTTGCAATGCTTGGTTGATACTGTTAAGGCTGTTTCTAAGTTAGATAATCATTATAATTGTCCTTATTGCTCTATGATTAATGGAGAAGGTAAAAAGATAGAAATTGATAAAGATTCTTATATGAGATATAAGACTGATGGTGATATTATAAGGTTGATCGTTTATCGTGGTGATACTATTGAACCCGAAGAGGTACAGGATATTGACTCTAGTTATTGTATGATTTGTGGGAGGAAATTATCATGAGTAATCAAAAACCAAAAGGTGTTGGGGACGTAAAGATTACCCAAAAAGACATAAGCGAGCTAAGGATAACAGACTATTACTATATGAGGTGAAGGGCTAATGCTACACAAGTACAGAAAGACAGCCTTAATTGAAGCTGAACAGTTCGATGGGTCAATTAAGCGGATAGCTAGGTACAAGATACATATTGTTGGACCAACATCACGAGGTGACACTTCTTATTTCTTGCTTCCAACAAAAGAAGGGAATATGAAGCTTAATGCTGGTGATTATATTGCTACCGGTGTTAAGGGTGAGCATTGGGCTATTGATAAGGATATATTTGAGAAAACTTATGAAAGGGTAGAATAATGAAGTTTTTAGAGGGTTTTGGTTTTGGCTGGTGGTCTAGTGGATTGTTATTTTGGGTACTAGTCCTTATGATTGATTCACCGATTAGTTGTAGTTATAAAACTTTAGCAATTATACTTTTAACTCTTGAAGCTATAATCTTTTTTGCTGGTCTTGGAGTTTGGGTTTATTCTATGTGGAGGTCTAAGAAATGACTAAAGTTAAAGTAAAGAAAACACGCAAGTTTCATTCAGCAGAGGCTTGGATTGTAAAAGATTGTCAAGGTAATTATGTAACGTCTGTAGAGTTCTTACGGGGTACGCCTAAGAATGTTAAGACTGCTTATTATAACAAGCCTGCATTTGATATTCTTAAATTCGGACAAATTTGTGTGTTTAATAATTATTTAGAAGCTTGTGCAGTTGCTAATGAATGCGGTGGTAAGGTCTATGAATTAGGATTAATTAAAGTGAGGTAGGCTAAAATGGGTATAGAAGATTTTATTAATCATTTAAGAAGACTTGAAATAAGTGTATGTAGGTTAGATGGTACTCGCTATATCTTACATACTAAGTATACTAAGAGTGCTTTTTTAGTTATCAACTTAGACTTAGATGAGCTTATAGAGAGTTGTCATTGGAATAATTTAAGTCATGTAGATTATGGATGCTTGTTATTAACTATGAAC